CAATCGTCGGAGCGGTTGTTGCCAATCGTGGGTCATTGTTGGGCCTTTCGTGATAGTCGGAGTTTTATTTGGTCTAAGTCTCGGGGCTCCCATAGATACGCCTCGGCTCCGGCCCGGAGCAGAGCGTCGAGCCATACCCTTTGGCCGTCGGAGACGCGGCCGCCCGGTCTCTTTAGTTCGGCGAATATGAGGTCGCCCGGGTAGGGGCGGGCTAGGACGAGATCGGGGAAACCGGGGTCGCCGGTGATCGGTGTAACCCATTTGCCGGAGCGCACTTGGCCGGGGCGGAAATGCGTGACGCGCCATCCGTAGAGGCGGGCTAGGTGGATGACCTGAGATTGGAACGACGCCTCGGAGATCGCGAGCGGGTTAGGCATGGAGTCGCTCGATCACGTCCTCGACGGACGGGAGGTTCCCGATCGTCTGCCGTTTAACCGGATATTTGGAACGGTGATCGGAGCCGGGCCACGTGTCCCCCACGTCGTAGAACGGCCAGTCGGCGACGTCGTGTGCGAACTCGGCTCCGAGTACGTAGACGAATAGTTCTCCGTTGGATTGGTACGCCCATAGGAACATGAAGAGTGCCGACTCTTGGGCTTGGCGAGCGAACCGTTTAGAGGGGACGAGGACGTCGTAGTCGAGGCGCGGCCGGTATTTACCGAGCCGTGTTTTCACCTCGACGGCGATCGAGCGTCCGGCGGTCTCGATAACTAGATCGTTCGCGTATTTCGGGCCGGGGTGGACGGTGAGGCCGAGAGCCTCCAACGCTTGCCGGGCGGCGATCTCGCCCGCCTTACCGACGAGCGATTGGTTCTCGTTCCGGTTCAGGTGCCGGACCGATCGCGCCCAATCGTGGCACTCTTGTAGTTCGTCGCCGGTGATCGTATAGACGGGGAACGCGATCATTAGAACGGATGCTCCTCGGGTGAGTCTTGGACGTCGGCCGGTTTGTTTCGGTCTCGGAGCGCCACTATCCGCGCCTCGAAGTCGTCACGTGTGGCGGGCATTGGTCCCGCATGGCCGAGCGCCCGGAGGAACCGTTCTTGTTTCTCGCTCGGTTTCCATCCTCCCGACGGCGTCGGAGCCGATCGAGGGGCCGGGGCCGGTGTACCGGTGCGGGCCTCCACCTCGTTAGACGAGGCGATCGAGCGGTCTATCCCGAAACCCATGTAGCCGAGAGCGCGGCCGAGCGCCGACGTCATCCCGACCATAAGTTCCGAGTTACGGGTAAACGGGGTTCGGCCCGGGTAAGGCTCGGACGCCGACGCGATCGACGGGAGCGGGTCGTCCGGTGAGCGCCACACGGTCACGGTACACACGAGCACTTGCGAGCCGTCGGGGCCGGGCTCGATCGAGCGGGCGGTCTCTTGGATACGGAGGTCCGGGTATTTGCCGAGCGCCATTCGGAGGCGGGTCGGGACGTCCACGTAGCCGTCGGCGAACGTCATTCCGTCACCTCCGGTCGGAGGCGGCCGATGTTCGGGAGGTGCTCGGCCTTATAGCACGGTTTACACCATAGGGTCCACGTACTCGGCGAATAGTGGAATATGTCGGCGCCCGCGATCGGGGCGCAACATACCGAGCAGATACCCGCGGTCGGGCCTCGTCGGTCGGATAGGTCGGTCATGTCGGATTAACCTCTCTTGTCGGATTTCCCGAGACTATACCCGGCGGGTGCGCCGGAGTTTGTTTCTTTGGTTCTCCGACAGGCCGCCCCATATGCCGGGGAGGTCTCGATCGGCGTAGCCGAGCGCATAGTCGAGGCATCGTTCACGGACCGGGCATCGGCGACAGTATTCGACCGCCGGTTTCGACGACTCGCCGGGAGCCGGGAAAAAGAGGTTCAGGTCGGCGCCGTTACACGCGGCCGCGGTCATCCATTCGGGCGGGTTCATTGGCACTCCACGGACCAAGGTTGCCAACCGCATTTCCCTTTAGCCTCTCGGGCCGAGTAGAGATGCCATGCGAACGTGAACGCTCGGACCGGGTCGGACATGGCTACGTCGAACGGTAGTCCGAACATAGCCTCGACCCATTCGGTATGTATCTCGTTCGCTTGGACGAGCCCGTGGTCGTGGCCGTTAAACCGTTCGGCGATCTCGGGGTCGGCCGCTAGAGGCGAGATGTTTAGACACCGGGTTTCTTTCCATACGACCCGGAGTAGCCGGTCGAGGATGATCGGGTCGGCGGGCCATCCTCCGGCGATCGCCTCGTCGGCCCATTCTTGGCACGGCGTGTCCGGGTAGACGACCGGGGCCGGGAGCGTCGTCGAGGTCGTCGTCGTCGTCGTGGAGGCCAGTAGTTCGGCTATCCGTTCGGCCTCTTGGACGGGGTCGAGGGCGACGGTTACGACCGGCGGGCGGGTCGTCGTAACGGTCGGGGACGGCGGGGTCGGGTCGGAGCCGAACACGGCGACGAGGATTAGGTAAAAGCCGATCGAACCGGCGAAATACGGGGTGAGTTTCATTAGGTCTCCAATAACGGTCGGACCCTTGCGGGCGTCTTGGTTCCTACGGTCTACCGAATCCGAGTCGGATAGTCACGTCATCCGAATAGGGCGGCCCACGTGACCGGGCCGACGATGCCGTCGGCGACGAGCCCGCGGGACCGTTGGAACGCTCGGACCGCGTCGTCCGTCCTCGGGCCGAACTTGCCGTCGGAGACAAGTCCTAAACGGCCTTGGATGATCTCGACGGTTACGCCCTTAGAGCCGAGTTTCACGGGCCGTCCGGGCCACCGGGGCGGGGCCGGGCTTGGGGTCGCCTCGGTCGGTTCGCCGACTCGTCCCTCGATCGCCGTCGGGTTACCCCACGTGTCCGGGTGAGTCTCGATATGGAGCCAGTTACCGCCTTGGCCGGGGGAGGCGTTTACCCAACCGCGACCGGCCCGCCAATAGCGAACTTGCGGGTAGTCGTGTATCTGTTGGATACCGAGTTCTTCCGAGTAGCCGATCAGAAACGGGAGGATTTCGCCGTCTAAGAGCGCTCGATCGGTCCAACCGAGGTCGAGGGCCGCGCCGAACGCGTGAGACGACCATTTCAGGCCGCCTCGGATTGGACGCCGGTTATAGATGCCGAGCGATCGCATACCCCAACGGTCGGCGCAATACTTGGCGAGGGCTTGGAGGTTAGGTGACGCGCCGTCGTAACCGGCGGTCGTCTTGTTGGTCTGCCATGAAACGTGCCGGGTTGCGATCATTGTTCGCCCTCGTGCTTGTCCTTGTCCTTTAGACCGTTGGAGGCCAACACGCCCGAGAGAGCGCCGGTCATGAACAGGACGAGCGGGTTCAGGGTCGCCCATGCGCTCTCGTCGTTCGGTGACACGTCGAGCGGTTGGACCACGAATAGGAGTCCGTACAAGAGCGCCCCGACGGACATCATAAACGTAAGGCCGAGGCAAATGCCGATCGCGAGGATTAGTCGGGCCTTAATCTCGGAGTTTGTATAGCGTTTCACGGGGTCGTCGCTCCTTGGGTAGTGTCGCATCTCGGCGCGTTCGGTTTTCCCTGACAGTTGTACCGGGTGCGATCGGAGCATCCCGGGACGGTTACGACCGCGACAACGACGAGGGCTAAGAGAGCATTAACGGGGTTGGCGAGTGTCACGGCGCCTCCGGGAATGTGACGGTCGGAGCGGGCGTCCACTTGGCCGGAAAGTCTCGGAGGGCTTGCCGGTATTTAGCCCATGCGGCCCGATCGACGGGAGCGTCGGGGAGTTGGGTCCAATCGGACTCGACGAGTAGCCGGTCACGGTGGAGGCGCATACGTTCCGAAAAGTGCTCGGCGGGTACGGTCTCGAGGTCGTGGGGCGATTTCAGGTCGTAGATCATGGTTAGCCTGCCTCGTACTCAAACTGAAAACGGATTACGTCGCTAGCGTCCCACAACCACGGGTTACCGCTCGCTAGAGCAAAGTTCGTCGAGTTATCAATCCATAGACCGACGCGGGTCGTGTTATCGGTGAGCGCGACGATATGTCGGACGAGCGACGTCGAGTTGTCGAACGCGTAGCCTTGGCCGACGACCGTGCTCCCGGATTGGGCCGCAACCGGGAGACTCACGAAATAAAAACCGTTTCCCCGGTTCACTCCGGACGTGCCGAACGCGATCGTCAGTTGGCCGAACACGGTTTTATTGACTCGCCCATATCGGCCTTGGGCAGTAGACCCGGTGCCGAGCGTCGGGTTAGTGACGGACGCGGTGAGGGCCGGAGTCCATGTTTCCCACACGGCGCCGATTTCTTGGAGTTTCGCGGCCGTCAATACTTGTCCGGCCGTTACGTTCGCGGTCCATTGTGTAGCCATTAGTTACCATCCCAACCGATCGTCGTCGAGGACGCCTAGGTTCGCGTCGTCGAGCGTGAATACCTTATATAACTCGTAGTCGGACAGGTACAAACGGTAACGGGATAAGCCCGGTACGACGTTCACCTCGCCTCCCTCGACCATCATTCGTTTAGACACGATGCCGACGCCCGGAGATTGGTAGGCGATCGTGTAGGACTGTCCGGCGTCTACGTCTTTAATCGTGTCGAGCGCGGTCGCGTTTTGTATCGCGTCAATAAACGACACGGACGCCGACATGAGAGTCCCGGAGCCCAAGGTGGCCGCGAGCCATTGGGCGAGGCCGAGGGCTTGGGTTGCGGTCGTGTCGCGGGACGTAACGTTTAGTTGGGTTTCGCCGAACGTGGTAATAGCGCCGGTCGCGGTCTGTCCGGCGATCGACGTTAATTCGGGTTGGACCGTGACGGTATTAAAGTATTCGGCCCCATACCCGGAGCGCTCGAACTCGTCCCATAAGATCGAGGTGCTCGACGACGTGTTGCCGATCGTAAGATTTATGTTGTCCGTGTACGTCATGCGGGCTCGGGAGCGCATGGTAAGAGTGCCGGACGCGCATCCCATGACGGTTCCCTCGGTACGAATGTTCCGGTTTGCGAGGTCGAGAACCTTACGGAACGGCGGGATAGGTTGATCGGGCGTCCCGCCGGACGACATGGACAAACATTCGGACATTCCGGCCTGATATTCCGGGTTTCCGATTTGGGACATGAAGAACACGCCCCCGGGGTTTACGCCCTTGTAGGTCGCGTAGTTCGTGAAGATTTCGGAGATTTGGAACACGGACCCGCCCCGCGCATACGTGGTCGTTCCGGCCGGTAGAGTTAGGGCGAATTGGGGGACTTGGCCGAGTCGGCCGAAACCGTCGATACCTACGATCGTCGCGGTAGACGCGGCTGCCTCAATCTCGTCCCGATAGTCCACGGACTGTAGCCAGAACTTGTACGGCCGAAACGAGGTGCCGTTCGGGTTAAGGATGATGACGGACGAGATCGGAAACGCCGACGCGCTAAACGCGCCGGTCCCGTTCCGAACGGTGATCGAGCAATAATTCGCGGAATAGTCGTCGAGCGGGTTTTCGCGTCCGAACGTCCAACGCATAGAGATGACGTCGTCGGTGATATCGGTTCCGTTACACGTGACGGTCCATGCGATCGCCATAGGTCACCCGATACCGGGAATTCGGCCGTTTTGCCGGATATAGGTTTGGATGGCTCGGACGACCGCGTTCGGGTCGGCCGACGTGACGTTCACGTTTACCGTCGTGTTCGCGATCGCTCGACGCTCTAGGACGTCGGCCCCGCCTCCGGAACGGCTTAACGGAACGGGGACCGGGTCGGCCTGATTAGTGAACCGGGTATCGACGACGGCGGGAACCTTGGCGATTTGGGCTATGTAGTCGTCCAACCGGGCTCGGAGCGGGTCGCCCGGGGCGAGAGTACCGGCGACGAAACCGACGGCCGCGATCGTCCGGTCTTTCCAATCCTCGGTCCCTCGGGCCGCGCCCTCTAGTTCGCCGAAATCCTCCGACATTTGGATGACCGAGTCGGCGGTCTCACGGGCCGCGTCGTCGATCGCCTCCAAATCGTCGGGCGTGTCGGCTAGGACGTCTCGATAGTCGGCGACCGCCTGCTCTACGTCGTCTAGCGTCCCCTCAAACTCGCGGGTAGCGTCAATAAGGTCGTAGGTGGCCTCGGTCTGCTCTAAGAGTTTTTCGGTGACGTCGTCGGACGTTTCGCCGAACCGCTCTAAAGCCTCTTTAGCGAGCCGGTCAATCTCGGTCGCGCCCTTTACGCCCTCGGCGCGAATCTGTACGGCCTCGGTAACCTCTTTAATCATTTCGCGTTCGTTTTCTAACGCTTGTAACTTTTCGTCGGCCGATTTTATTTCTTCCTCGGTCGCATCGACATTTGCGTCAATATTTGCGACCACCTGTTTTTGTAAATAAATCTCTTGGTCTAATGCGTCGAGTTTCTTTTTCGACGTTTCCGAGAACTTTGTATTCGCTCCGGCGATTTCTAGGACGGCGTCGGCCGCGTCGAGTCCCGATTCCGACAATTTTTGGAGATCGGGCTCTAGGTCTTTAACGATGTCGCGGAACGCTCGCGCTCGATCGCCCTCGGCCAATGCCTCGGCCACGCCTCGGAGCGACTTTTCGGCCCCGTCTACCGCCTCGTTAAACTTCTTTTGTTCCTCGGCCGCTTTCTTGGCGCCTTGTTGCCATAGGTCGTAGGCGGCTTTTCCGACCGTGAACGCGACGCCGACCGCGCCGAGCACTCCGAGAGCCGCGCCGAGCCCGCTCGTCACCTTGCCGATTTGTTCCTCGGAGAGTCCGAGTTGCCCGCCGAATCCCTCGACAAGATCGCCGAGTCCCTCGATCGACTCGCCGAACGCGAACGCGCTACCGATCGCCCCGGTTGAGGGGCCGCCGATGCCCTCGGTCAGGTCCTTAAAGGCGTTCGTCGTTACCGGGATGCCATCTTTCCCGGTGCGCTTAGCCGACTCGGCGGTCTTGTCGAGTTTCTCGGAGACTTCTTGGAGCGCCTTAGTCGTGGCGGTCGTGTCGATCTTTACCGACTCGCCGTCGAGTTTGGAGACGTCGCCCTCGGCCTCGATCGCGGCGTCGCCAAGATTGTTGAGACTTTTTACCGCCTCGTCGGTATCTACGCCTACTCGGATGTTAGGGTCACGCGCCATTTTTCGCCCTCTCGGCGGCCTTGCCTACGTACTTTACCCATTCGCGGGCGACGACCTCGGTTTGCTTTTCGCGTACCCGCTTAAACGCGTAACGGATAGCGCCACGGCCCGCGATGCCTTTAACGACGATCGGGCCGCGTACCGGGTGCGCGTATCCGGGAGCCTTAAGAATCACGGGTCGGTCTTTCTTTTTTTGTGCCTCGGCGCGTTTCACGCGTTGGGCCGTGTTCACGAGTTGTCCGAACGCGTTACGGTTCCCGCTCGACGTCCGGCCCGTCGGATATCCGCGGGGCAGGCCGATTAGGTGATCGCGTGTCCCGTACTCTCCGACGGCCCACGCCTCGGCGGGCTTTAGGTAGATGTTCAGGATAAACCGGTTAGAGCCGTCGGGGCCGAACTCGATCTCGTCGAACACTCGGGCTTTTAGCCCTTTGTTCTTAAACGGTTTCAGGTCGGCGCCGAATACCTCTCGGGCCGCTTGGAGCGCCTCGATCTTTAGGGGACGGACGATGGAGATAGCGAACCGCTCGGCCTCCGAACGGTTCTCGAACGAGAGTTCTTTTACGAGTCTGCTCGTAAAGATAGAGACTCTCGTACCGGCCCAATCGCCGTTAGCCACTAGGCGAGGGTCGGGACGCCGTCGATCGGGAGGGTGATCGAGAACTCCAACACGCCGTCGGCCGAACCGCCCGCGTCCGGGAATTGCGGAATCAGGTCGCCGGAAAGGGTCTTGGTGCCGACGTCCATGACGAACGAGATCGCGGTCCCGGTGAGAGCCGCGGCCCACAACGCCTCGGAGAACGAACCGACCTTACCCCAATCCTGATAGGCGGTAATTTGGAGTTCGTAGGCGGTCGGGAGTTGAGTCGAGGCCGGACCCGAGAGGGTTTGGACCGTAATCGAGTTGTTGTTCGCGACGACGGTTGCCGAGTTGATCTGCTCCGAGTAGTCGTCGCCGTCGATCGTGACGGTAATGACTTTGCCGGTTGCGATAGCGGTGGCCATGGTTGTTTCCTTATCTTGTGACGGTGACCGAAACGGTCAGGTTATAGGCGGGTAGAGAATGATCGGAAATGTCGAACGTTGCCGGGGTTCCGGAGGTGACGAGCACACCGGGGAGTCCGGCGATCGTGTCGGCCATGTCCATAAGAACGAGGTTCGCGTCGAGATTGTTCGGCGGGAGGCCGACGAGGTAGACGGGGAACGTACAGTCCACGACGTTACGGTTCGGAGCCGAGAAATCGGGGAGGCCGATTAGAGCGCACGGCGGGTCGATCTTGCCGGGGTCTCGGTAGCCCGGCGTCGTCTAGCGCGACCTCTAAGAGGTCTCCGGCGTCCACGATCGCGCCCATTATGCGACCGCCGGTCGCTCGATACCGAGTAGTTGTTTCACGCGTCCCAACGTGCCGACGGGCGGGGTAATCGGGTTTTCCATGAACGACGCGAACGAGTCCACGGACTGACGTTCCCGGTAGAGCGCGCCCGCATACAGGCAAACGGCCTCGGTAGCGCGTGGGGACGGCGATACATGCGGGTAGTCGTCATACGAGGCGGCTTTACGACGGTCGTAGCACCATTCGTTAGCCGCGATCGTACAGAGATCGAGCCAGTCGGCCTCGGAGGCCGCGCCGATGAACAACTCGACGTCGTTCGTGTCGGCCCATGTGACCGGGACGTCGGCTTGTCCGATCGTGTTTTGGCTCGCGTGATTATGGTTCCCGGTGACGTAAGAAACGGTCCGGTTCGTCGTGTTGATCGCCGTGATCGGGTGGGTCCCGTTGTAGGTTCCGGCCGCGAGAACTCCGGAGACTCGGAGGTCGTAGCCGACGACTAGCCCGGTGACGTCGTCGAGGGTAAGGGTATGGACGCCCGCTACCGCTACCGCGTGCGTCACGTGCTTTAGGAGCGCCATACCCTTACCTTGCCGACTCGGTCAGTCGTTCACGAGGGCGACGAACTTGTCGGCGTCGATCACGTGGGAGACCATGAAACCACGCCACGAAATTTCGACCTCGGCGGTCGCCGGGAGGTTCACCGAGATACTGCCCTTGATCTGCTCGAACACCTCCAAGCCGTCGCCGGTGCCGACGATCAACGTGTCGGGGTCGAGCGCGTTGGAGACGACGAGGGTCAGTCCGGCCGGGGAGCCCTCGCGGGAGTTGGCCGAGAGCGAACCGAACGCCGACGACGGGTTCAGGGACGGGAACAAGAAGTCGCCGCCCGTGGACTCCAACGTGGCGAGCGTCTTGTAACGGTTCACACCCGCGAAAATGTGGGTCGGGTTCACGCCGGACGCGGTCAGGATATCGCCCGCGGCCGTGTAGATACCGCCAAGCACGTCCTGAGCCGACGTCCAATCGACGATACCGGTCGTATTGGTGGCTCCGGCCTCCAACACGCCGCAGACCGCGGCCTCGGTGGCGCGGGCGTAAGCCTTGCCCAACTGCTCGATATAGAGCGCGACCATGTTGCCGTCGGCCCAATCGATCGCCTCTTCGCTCTCGCGAATGAACCCGCCATAAAGTGCCTTGGTGAGCGTGACGTCGTCCACGATGAGAGCCTGAGACGAGAGGGCCGCGCCCTCGGCCGAGTGAACGGCGACGGTCGGCCTCTGAGTGACGACGGGGCGAATGAACTGCTTACCGGCGCCGGGCATGGCGCGAGTTCCCACGGCCGAGATGACCGGACGGTAGGCCGCCACTCCATCGTAGAGGCTTTGGGCGACCGGAATCGGGAGCAGGCCCGGGATGTCGGCCGAATCGCCCTGAGCGGCCTTCACGGTGGCCATGTCCTTACGGACGACGGCCGAAATGTATTCGGCCGCGGTGATCTTGCGGGCCGCGTTCACCATGATGGGCGCGGTCGGGATGGTCGCCTCGACGGCGACGGTGTTCTCGGACATTGTTTCTTCTTCCTCCTCGGAATCGGGATTGGGGTTTTCGGTTTCGGGTTCGGCGTCGGGTTCGCCCTCGACGGGCTCGTCCTCGGCCTCGGAGGCCGCGACGTTGGCGACCCGAGCCTCCTCAAACGCTCCGAACGGTAAGAGCGAGAGTTCGCGCATCCGTCCGGCCATGACGACCAACACGTCGCCGTCATAGGTGAATTTTTCGACGTCCACGCCGACCGACACGGCGTCGAGTACGCCGTCGAGCGCCAATCGGAGAGCGATATCGCCCTCGGGAACCTCCGAGATACGGGCGTCGAACAAGAGGCCGGTTTCGGAGTCCTCGATCGCCGACACGATGCCGATCGGGCGGGTGACGTCGTGATCTCGGAGCAACTTAGGAGCCGGGCCGTCGGTCGGGATGGAACCGCGCTCGAACCGGACCGGGCCGGTCGAGGCGTAGCCGACGACGTCCCACGGGACCGCAAGCCCGGAGATCGTGCGGGTAGGGGCGTCGCCCTCGGCGGCCTTAAGCCAGTCGTACCGGGCGCCTAGGTCGAGTCTCATACGTTGGCCTCCGACGGGGTTTCGGCGGGCGTCTCGGTATTGTTGTCGAGCGGGTTATTAACCCACGCCGAACGGTCTAGCCGGATGATCTGCCCGCGGGGGGTAATGCGATCGGACGAGAGTGTCTGCTCGATCACCTCGATAAAGCCGAGGGCGCCGAATAGGACGGCCGATCGGGTCGCGTCTTGCGCATTGTTGTAGGTCATCCCGGACGACGTCGGGGCGCCGACGAGGTAGGCGGGGACCATAGCGGCCCGGGAGAGGTCTAGGGCGGCGTGTTGCCGTCCCTCGGTGAGTTGGAGCGACGACGCGTCCACGTTGGTGGGGACGTACTCCAAGTTTTCGGAGAGGACGGCGGTCGTGTTGGTACGTCGGGCCTCGGACCACGTGTCGCCGAGAGCCTGTAGGAACTCGGGGTCCGGTGGCTCGCCTCCGGTGACTCGGAGATATCCGGCGGGGAGTTCGGTACACGCAAACCGTTCGGCGGCCGCGTCGAGTTTCTCGGCGATACGGATAGCCCGGGCTCCGGCCTCCAATAGCGGGTCGGTCGGCGAATAGAAGATGACGACGTCCTCGACGGCGACGGGCATCCCGCGGAACGTGATCGAGGTAATACCGCCAATCGGGACATTACCGTCGATCAACGGCGAAACGAGCGACACGTATTCGGCGGGCATCCACTCGAACTCGGCTGGCCGCATATCCTCTTTATACCGGCGGGTAACCCGCCAGTAGGCGACGCCGTAGAAGAGCATGTCGTCGAACGTCCATGAGAGCGTGTGGGCGCGGGTCGTCTTGGAGTCCGGACGGAACTGCCACGGTTCCGGCGGGAGCGGGATTTCCTCTAGGTATTCGCCGTTCCATTGGGTCCCGAACCGGCGAATAGGGAGCGACCCGATGAGGGACGCGTTAATGTCGCGGGCTCGTTTAATCGTAGGTAGGGCCATGGCTCGGGCTCGACCGAATCCGACACTCGACGAGACCAAGCCGTCTCCACCGATCGCCATAGACGCGGGCGAGCACGGGCTCACGGACGCGGAAACGGTACGGCGGAATAGGCCCACGGGTCGGAGTCTCCCACGATCGCCGGGAGCCGTCTACGAATACGGGAAGAGAGAATGAGTTAGCGATTTCGGGCCGTGTAGATCGCGGCCGACGTCGGGCGTTTCCCTTGGGCGCAATACGCCGCGGCCCACACCATGGCGCGGGTCAGGATGATACATCCGGGCGACTGCCCGGTCGAGAGCGTGAGCGCCCCGTTCCGAGCCTTGGTCGCGACCGACCGGCCGACGTGCTCGGAAAGCATCGGGTTACCGTCGTGCCATAGTCGGCCCTCCATGATCATGGACCGGACCGGCGCCGTGTATTTCGCGACCTCGCCCCAACCGGCGTCCTTAGATCGCCCTCGATACGTGGACGGGACCGTCAGGCCGAGCGACGCGCCGTAGATCAACTGGCATCGGGGCGGGATAACTCGGGCGACCTCGTCCCAACATTGTTCCGCGCTCGACGCGACAAACGCGGTCGAAACGTAGACGGTCCCGTCCGGGAGTTGGGTTCCGAATACCCCGCCGTAGGTGGAGCCGTCGCCGTCCACCTCAACGGCCAACACGGTCGGCGTCGGAGGCGTGTCGCCGTCCCATTCTTGGCGCGGCCAGAATCCGGGTTCTAGCCAACCATGCGCGGTCGCTACCCATAGGTTTAGGGAGCCTCGGAGCCATGCGGTCCGGTCGGCCGGGTCTCGGGCCTCTTCGATCAACACGTCGTCCGTGATCGTGAACCCGACCGCCGGGTTCGCCTGTCGGATAGTGGCGAGTTCGTTCGGGTTCGCGTCCGGGGCCGGTGACCATTCCATGTAATCGACCGCCGACGGTTTCCCCTTGGCGATCTCCCGGAGCCCTTGCTCTCGGATACGGATAAAGAACGTCGAGTCGAGCGTCCCGGCGGTCGAATACATTCGGAGCATCGGCGATCGGCGGGCGCGTTGAGACGGGACCGCGCCGTCCATGATGATCTCTTCTTTAATACCCCATATCTCGTCGGCTAGGACGAGGTGCGGCGAGTACCCGTGGAACGACCCCGGGCGCGGGGATTGGACGAGCCATCGGGAGCCGTTCGGGAGCGTGATCGACATACGGCCCGACGACCAATAGGACTCGGCGCCGTACCGTTCCTCCAAGATCGGCGCCAAGTCTCGGAACACGCTCTCGGCAAGATTCAGGTTATGGGCCGTGGAGATGACGGTCACGGGTTCGCCCCGGTGGAGCGGCCACTCTAGGAGAGCCCAACCGATCTCGGCCCGGAGGCAAACCGACTTGCCGTTTTGCCGGGCGACCGAACACGTCGAGGTCCGATGGAGCAACTCCGG